AGCTTCCTGCCGGAAACAAATTGTTCGAATACGGTTTTTACGATCCAGGCATCGTCGTTGGGGATAAGCCTGCCTTCTTCGTTCATGTCATACCCCTGGATGCGGTTGTTCCCCACCCGATAGATGCCTTTTTCAAAATCCTTGGAATAGCGCCAGCGTACATTTTCGCTGATGGAGCGGCTTTCTTCCTGGGCCACTGTGGCTAGGAGGGAGAAAATAAAGTCAGCACTTGCATCCATGCTGCTGATGCCTTCCCGCTCAAAGCGCACCTCGACCCCGATGCATTTTAAGTCTTTTACATACCTCTGGCAGTCTACCACATTGCGGGCAAAACGGCTGATGCTTTTGGTTAAGATGATGTCGATCTCTCCTTGAAACGCATCCTCCATGAGGCGCATAAATTCCGGGCGGTGCTTGGTGTTGGTGCCCGTACGTCCCTCGTCTGCATACACACCGGCGAACTCCCAGTTGTCGTTTTCGGGGATCAGTGCTTCGTAATAGCGAACCTGTGTATCATAGCTTTCCTGCTGCCCCTCCGTGTCCGTGCTGACGCGGCAGTAAGCCGCCACTCGTTTTTTCTCCTTCGCCAGTTCCCCATAAACCTTTGTTACCTTCATACAGTCTCTCCTTCTTCTTCGCCCATGGGTGCCACAATGCTGTCGTAACCGTAAACGTGGACCCGTTCAAATGCGGTAGGGGAATACTTTTCTTCCTTCCTCTCTTCCACCCTTGCCGGAAGGCTGCTGCCTACGGTCTCAAGCTGTTCCTCATGGTTTGGTATGTCACGGTTTTTGCTGTACTTGATTTTCACCTTGCTTTTTAAGCCAAAGGTCCATTGAATCACCATGGTGTCCCATTTCTGAAAGCGGATCTTCTCTACCAGGGCGTCAAGCTGATAATATTCCACCCCTTCGACTGCCGGCAGCTCCTTTTTCATCCGTAAGGCGGCTTGGGCGGCTTCTGCTACTTCCCCATCCTTGCTGCGTGCCTGCTTTTTTAGTGCCTCCAGATTCAAACCGGCATAGGCTTCCCGAAATCCTTGGTCAATATAGGTTTCTTTGATATAGTAGCCTTTGCACAGGTCGCTGTCCTGTTCTAGCGAGCAGCGCCAGACAGGAGGAAACCCGTGCTCCCTGATGCGGCTTCGGACCATGTCTCCTCCGCAGATGGGACAGACAATCCGTTTGTAATAGGGGTATTGGGTAGCTCCCTTGTGCCGGTCTTTTAAGGAGCGGATGATCTGCACCATCTCAAAGGTCTTTCGGTCCACTATGGGTTTGTGGTGGTCCCGGACATAATAGCTTGGCACGATGGCCTGGTCGTTTTTGACCCGCTTGTGTGTGAGATGATCCACCGTATAGGATTTTTGGATCAGAACATCCCCGCAATATTTCTCGTTTTTTAGTAGCTTGGATAACACGGTAGGAGTCCACACCTTGCCATCCCAAGGGGACCCGATTCCGTCCTTTGCAAGGCCTCTTGAAATTTCCGGAAGGGACATTCCCTTACTGTATTCCGAAAAAATACGCCGCACGATGGCGGCGCGTTCTTCATCAATTACGTATTCCAGTTCTCCGTCTTTTATGTATCCGTATACCGCTGACCACTTTGGTTTACCTTGCGCAAAGCGTTTGCGCTGATTCCATTTGATGTTCTCGCTGATGTTCCGGCTTTCCTCCTGGGCTACCGCTGCTAGGATGGACAAAAGCATCTCCGAGGTGCTACTGCTGGTATCCAGGCGCTCCTTCTCAAAGTAAACATAAACGCCCATATCCTTAAGCCGCCGGACATAAGAGAGGCACTCCAGTGTATTTCTTGCAAAGCGGCTGATGGACTTTGTAATGATATAGTCGATCAACCCCTTGTCGCAGTCCTCCATCATCCGCAAGAACTCGGTACGGTTTACTACCTGGGTGCCTGTAATGCCCTTGTCCGCATAGATCCCCGCCAGTTCCCAATCCGGTCGCCTGTCGATCTGTTCCTGAAAGGCAGACATTTGCAGATTCAGGCTGCTTTGCTGCTCTTCAAGCTCCGTGCTGACACGGCAGTAGGCTGCCACCCGCTTTTTTTGCAGTCTTGTTTCCGCCACACGCGTAGCCGCACTTCGATGTATCACTTCGATTGTTGGTGTTCTAAGAGTTGTACCTTGCTCCACCCGTTCGTTCCCCCTTCCTTTGTTTGCTTCGTAGTTTCCCATTTTTCACACGTTCGCCCACCCGTTCAAACTGCTCTCTCTCGATGATGGGCGCATGGTGGTCCTCGATATAGTATTGGGGGCGCTGGCCACGGTTTTTCATGGAAACCCTTTGCATGTAGTCCAGTTTGACCCGCTTGTTCGTTAGAATGTGACCGATGTAGGCTTCGTTTGACAGTAGCCGTGCTAGCCGGGATCGGGTCCATTTGATGCCCGTTGCTTCTGCTTCTTCCATAGCAGCAAGCCCCTCTAGGATCTCCCGGTAGTCCCACCCTTCTTCTGCTTTTGAAAAAGCAAACCGAACTCGGCGAGCTTCCGGCTCATGGATGAGCCATTTATGTTTTGCTCCATGGATTTCCTTGCGGTACCCGTATCTTGTCCTTGTGACCGGATTGCCGGAGGCGCTGTTTTGTTCCATGGACCAGCGAATATTCTGGCTCATGCTGTTAATCTCTTCTTGGGCGATGGATGCTAAAACCGCCAGCAGCATTTCTCCACTGCCGGACATGGTGTCGATTCCTTCCCGTTCAAAGAGCACGGGAATTCCCAGTTCTCGCAGTGCGCGAACCGCATCCATGCAGTCGGCGAGATTGCGGGCAAAGCGGGAAATACTCTTTGTCATCACCACATCGATGTACCCCTCCCTGCAGTCTTTCATCATTTGCTGAAACTGAGGCCGGCTGGCTGTTGCACCGGAAACACCCTGGTCCCCATAGATTTTTACTAAGTATAGCGTGGGATCACCCTCTATCCTTTGTCTATAAGCGGCACACTGAGTTTCAAAGGACTCCTCCTGGGCTTCAGATAAGGTACTGACCCGACAGTAAACCGCGACCCGCCGTATCCGATTCCCTTTTCCTTCGGGTAGGATGTCTCTTGTCATTTGCTGAAATAGTGGTTTCGTGTTCATAAGATCCTCCTACAACAGGCGAAGGGCTTTTCGCCTGTATGCTGCCTTTTGTTTGCTTTCTTCCGTTAAGAAGGCCGAACTGCCCGTTAAGTTCTTTAGCAGTATTTTTCGTTCTTCCTTGCATTCCCTTCCGATAAAACCCAGCCGCAAGAGGAAACAACGAAAGGCATACTTTTCATTGTCCACCTCTTTCGGCTGGCTCTTAATCCGCAGCTTTTGTTTTGCCAGGACGCAAAGGGCCGAAATAAAGTGGCTGTAGGCAGCCGCTTCTTTGTCTCCTCCTCCCATGGTAAACCAGGGGAAACGAATCCATTCATCCGTCACTTCGATGGGTAGATCCGCAACACCTAGCGCATGCTGGATTAAATCGCTTTTGCTTTCCACCAGCTTTCTAAGATTCTCTAGCTCCGATTCTGTAAACCCTGCCCGTGGCATCTCGATGTTTAAGGGTCTATGCTCTTCTGCCACAAACCCTTCTTTTGCTAGAGCCCGAACCACCTCTTCTGCCTCCGGTGAGTCCGGCCCAAGCAGGGTGCCCTCCCTATCCACCGTGTAATCTCCCACTAGAAATGCATAAGACGGCGTGCCCTTGTAGACCGGTTCTACTAACAAAACCTTTGAAATGGCATCAACCAGTTTCTTACGCTGGCTACCTGCTACCTTGTACCTGAGTTTCATGTCACTACCTCCTTTTTTTGGTAGTCACATATTGCCTCGGAAGGTGTTATATAGCAAGTGGTATCTTCACTTATCCTACATAAATATCATGGATGATCCGTCATCTTAGACTGGTTACGCTGTCTTGATTGCAAGTGCCTTGATAGCCTCCGGGATAACCAGGTTCCCGTCCAGGCGTTGGGTGGCTAGAAATCTTACTTGTCCTATTATTCATAAATATCCTCCAGATCATTTGTATCTATATTCATTACTGAAACTTATGTATCAGCCTCTTCGCATGGTGAGTAACCGCTCCATCACATCATCCTGAGGGTTGTAGCCTCGGTAATCTGTGGAGCAGTTGTCCCTGACAATGGCGTAAATCTGATTCCACAGGGCATTGGCGTGCTTGGAATATTCTCTTGCTGCAGCCACATAAGGCGAGATGATTGCTGATCCGGTTGTAGGGTGTTTTGCCAGAAAGCCAAATTGGGAGATAGCCTGCTCGCACTGGATCCAGCGTGCCGCCGCCATGGCATACTGTTCTAGGTTCTGCCTGGTGACAAGATGCTCACAGGAGTGGTTTCGCAACCAATCCCAGGTGGTCTGGTAAAGTTCCTTTGCAACCAGATCCAGCCCGCTTTTTTGCTCCGCGGACATAAATTCGTGGGGC